CACTTATGGAATTTGTTGACAATATTGAGAAACAACTTGGTCGTGAGGCCGAGAAAAATTTTGTACCGAAACATCCAGCAGATACACAGGCCACTTGGTCTGATACCACCAAGTTACAGAAACTTGGTTACAAGGCAGAAACACCCATAGAAGAAGGTGTTGAGAAGTTTATCAGATGGTACAAAGATTATTATGGAGTTAACTAATGATTACTGCACTTACTGCATCTACGTTTGATCTGCTACATGCTGGACATATACAGATGTTGCGTGATGCAAAAACACAATGTGATTATCTGATTTGTGCACTACAAGTTGATCCCTCTATGGATCGGCCAGAAAAGAACTCACCAGTACAATCATTAGTGGAAAGGTACACACAACTCGCTGCTGTAAAGTATGTGGACGAAATTGTGTGCTACCAAACGGAAGATGATCTGATGGACATTATTCAGATGTATCCGATTAATTTAAGAGTCTTGGGCGAAGAGTATCGTGACAAAGACTTTACAGGGAAGGATGAGTGTCGGCGTTTAGGCATTCAACTATATTTTAACAAAAGAGAACATAGGTTCTCATCATCTGGGCTACGGAAGCGTGTAGCGGAAAAAGAGGGTGGAAATGTCAGCAACTCAAGAATGGATTAAGGAACAATTTGCAAAGGAACAAACTCGGATTATTACCGAATATTCCTTACAGGCACAGATTGATAAGTTATCAGAACGAGTTAAAACCCTAGAAGAAGAAATTGCTTGGAGAGCAAAAGACAATGGATAAGATTCTCATAGTTGGTCAAAATCCTTCGCGCGTACAAACTCCCAAATGTCGCACCCACATAAAACTTACCGATTGGCGTAAAGTATGGAATGTTGATAAGTTTAAGTTTATCAACTGCAGTGATGATCTCGGTGAGTCAGGGTATGTGATCAACTATGAGAGACTAGAGAGACTTGGTAAGTGGGCCGATAAGGTTGTAGCCCTTGGTGGTGTCGCTTCCAAGTCTCTCACCAAAGTAGGTATCGAGCATTTTAGGATGCCACATCCGTCGCCACGTAACCGACAACTCAACGATAAACAGTATGAGATTAATATGGTAAATGATTGTGGTACCTATTTACAATCCTGACGATTTGTGTTATAATACACATACAAGGAGTAATAATATATGTCAATAATGGATAAACTCAAAAAGAACAGTAAATTGGATCACACATCTGTTCTCTCTGAGTCTAAATTTTTTACAGAAAAAGATATGGTTCCAACCGATGTTCCCATGATGAATGTCGCCTTATCTGGTTCTATTGACGGTGGTTTGGCACCAGGCCTTACGGTTCTTGCAGGGCCATCCAAACATTTTAAAACATCATTTGCACTTATCATGGCTAGTGCTTATCTGAAACAGTACCCAGATGCTGCTCTGTTGTTCTATGATTCAGAATTTGGTTCACCACAAGCTTACTTTGAACAGTATGACATTGATACATCTCGTGTGCTTCATACACCTGTGACAAATGTTGAGGAACTGAAGTTTGACCTTATCGGACAGCTTGAGGCTTTGGACCGTAATGATAGAGTCTGTGTGGTCATTGACTCCATTGGTAACCTTGCATCTAAAAAAGAACTAGAAGATGCCATCAATGAAAAGTCTGTTGCCGATATGTCTCGTGCCAAATCACTCAAGGGTTTGTTCCGTATGTGTACACCATACCTGAATATGAAGAACATCCCACTTATTGCTGTAAACCACACGTACCAAGAAATGGGTCTGTTCCCTAAGGCTATCGTGTCTGGTGGTACAGGCATATACTATTCAGCAGATAACATCTGGATTCTCGGCCGTCAACAGGACAAACAAGGCACAGAGATCAAAGGGTACCACTTTGTAATCAACGTGGAGAAAAGCCGATATGTTAAAGAAAAGTCTAAAATTCCTATTTCTGTTTCTTGGGACGGTGGTGTCTCCACTTATAGTGGTCTCCTACCTGTTGCTCTCGATGGTGGTTATGTTGCTAAGCCTTCTAATGGTTGGTATTGTAGGGTGGATCGTTCTACTGGAGAGCTGGTGGATCCAAAAGTTCGAGAAAAAGAAACCGTAAAAGAAGAGTTCTGGACACCAATATTTAACGACACTGACTTCAAGGACTTCGTTAAACAAAAGTTTGCCATCGGTGGTACACAGTCCAATGAACTAGAAGAGCTAGAAGATGCCTCATAAGGAAAATGAAACCTATGAACTTATACCTGGTGACGGCGACACTTGGAACATCCGAATACTTGAAGGCTTGTTTGCCGAAACGGTTTTAAACTACGGCAAGATTGGATTCAATGAGGTGGATGGACATATGACATTTGATTTTAGTGTCGTCTCCACACCTGATTCAGAAGTAAACGTGGACAATCTTATGCTTCAGGAAACTGCTGGTGATATTTTACAAGAGGTCATCAGCAATGCTTTAGAGAAAGGTGAGGGTATATATGGAAAACACCCAGATGCATCAGATGATCAATGGGAAATACTAACACGTAATGCTGGAGCACCTAATTGAGCGCTAACCTCGAACAAACTATCCTGCGGAATATTCTGACCAACGAAAACTTTATGCGTAAGGTACTGCCTTTTGTAAAGCCAGAATATTTTGACGGGATCTATAAAATATTATTTAAAGAAGCAGGTCGGTTTGTTGGCAAGTACAACAAGCTACCTACGGCCGAGACACTCAAGATCGAACTCGACCAAGTTGACAGGCTCACAAATGATAACTATACCGTCGCAGTGGATCTACTTCCACAGTTATTCTCCAAGGAGCCTATAGATGATGAGTGGTTACTGGACAGCACAGAGAAATGGTGTCAAGATAGAGCCATTCATATTGCAATCATGGAATCCATTTCCATCATTGACGGTAAACACGAATCACTAACCAAAGGTGCACTACCAGACCTACTGTCCAAGGCTCTTGGTGTGGCATTTGACACAAACGTAGGTCACGACTATGTCGACAACGCAGAACAAAGATGGGACTTTTACAACAAACAGGAAGAACGAATACCTTTCGATCTTGAATACTTCAATACCATCACGAAAGGTGGTATTCCTAATAAGACTCTCAACATTGCTCTTGCTGGCACCGGCGTTGGTAAGTCTCTATTTATGTGTCACGTTGCTTCAAGTGCTTTGGTGGATGGTAACAACGTTCTGTATATCACCATGGAAATGGCTGAGGAACGAATTGCGGAACGGATAGATGCCAACCTGCTGAATATACCGATTGACCAACTTGAGACTATGCCAAAGACTCTATTTACGGAAAAGATTAAAGCCTTGGCAACAAAGACAACTGGTCAATTAATTGTCAAAGAATACCCTACTGGCTCTGCTCATGCTGGACATTTCAGAGCCTTACTAAATGAATTAAAACTAAAGAAACAGTTTGTGCCAGATATTATCTTTATTGATTATCTGAACATCTGTGCATCTTCCCGTATGAAAGGTATGGGTGGAGCAATCAACTCTTATAATTATATAAAAGCAATTGCGGAGGAACTACGTGGTCTTGCTGTCGAATTTGATGTCCCTGTTTTTAGTGCAACTCAAACTACTCGTAGCGGTTACTCGAATACGGATGTTGGCCTTGAGGATACATCTGAGTCATTTGGCCTTCCGGCTACGGCTGACCTTATGTTTGCGCTTATATCTACTGAAGAACTACAGAACCTCGGACAGATAATGGTCAAGCAATTGAAGAACAGATACAATGACCCTACAACCAATAAACGGTTTGTGGTCGGTATAGATAGGAGTAAGATGCGTCTGTATGACGTTGATCCTAATGAGCAGACTCTTATGGACGACACACCTGTGTTTGATAAGAGTGAAACACATCAACAGATGAGTAAATTTAAGGACTGGAACATCTAATGGATATACAAAAACAATTAATTAAAGCGTGTAAACAACATGCAAAGGGAGACTATGAGAGAGCCAAAACTAACATTATGGTCTATATGAACCAGAGTGTCGGTATCGGCGAACACAGTGATATTGTTGAGGCCATTCAAGAGGAACTCGACAAGATGGCAGCTGCAGAGGACCGTCTGGAAATGATTGGTTCGATCGAATGGGAATGCGGCCATGAGCCGAACGACTAGAGAAGAGGTCGGTAGGCAGTGGGGAAATGATTTAGCATATCCCCACCGTGAAGCAGTGATTTACCATAACCACGATAGAGGTCTATATGAGGTAGAGTTCTATGAGCGTGGCAAACTGCTTGAAACAAGAGATATGGTAACAAACAATCCAGATTGGGGCAGATGTGTTCACAGTTTAGATTATGCAGAGTCAGCGGCTGAGAATTTCTGCCTCGGTTACATGGCAAAAG